TTCAGGGCGTTCTCGTAGCGTAATCAGAGAGAGAAAGGAGAGCACACATGACGATTCAGTTCGGGGCTAAAATTGGCGAAGAGAGTTCGGCGCCATTGCATACGCTTGGTACCCGGTACCACACGGACGACGGCAAGGAGTTTATCTACCTACTGGCCGACGAGGCTATCACTGGGGCTGGCTACTCCGTCGTCATCGACCAGGATTTTGGATCGACAATGGCGGACACGGGCTCATCGGTGAATGCCTACGGCAAGGCGGTTGCTGTTCCCACGATCGCGGTCACCAACGCCTACTACTACTGGGGCCAGGTTTATGGTCAGGCCCACGTAGGTGTTCGGGTAGCGGCTTCTGCCGCTGCTGGGTCCAAGCTGAACACCACAGGCACGGGCGGTGTCCTGGACGACGACGCTACTTCTGGCGCCGAGAATATCGACGGGATATTCGTCAGCGTCGCTGATGGCGGGTCCGGCTCGGCGATCGCTGCATTCTTGTCCTACCCAATCGTGGGCGCAACGCTCTAATGACGTGGCGGGGCTTCGGCCTCGCCATTTACCCCGCACAGCAAAGGAATCTTTGAATGTCTCAAGGCCATTACTTCACACGCGACATGCCAATGTCAGACATCACCGACGCCGGTTCCAATCTCGGATCGGGTCTGAATCGAGGCATGGCAATTGCCAAGTTTTACACCCAAACAGTTCAGGACTTTGCGCTGTCTGAAACACGCGGACGCTTCGTAGGTCGCGATGTCGAAATGGTGCGCGTCATCATCCCCGGCGACAAACATAATATCGTCGAGCGGCGCACCAAGCCGAGCGACAAGATTCAGTACGCAAAGGAGTACGAGGCTTTTCGAAAAATGGAAGACTACGCTCCAGACGGAACGCTTCTCCAAACGTGGCCGATGCTATCGCGCGCTCAAGTTGAGGACATGCGATACATGAACATCTTCACTGTCGAGCAGATTGCAGAGCTTCCCGATGACAGGCTGAGTGCTCTTGGTCTGGGCGGTCGGATGTGGCGCAATCATGCCAAGGCGTTTCTCGAAGCGAGCCGCACCGGAGCAGTACCTGCGCAGCTCGTTGCTGAAAACGAGCGTTTAAAAAACAGCGTCGAGTTGCTCAGCAAGCAGTTGCAAGAGCTCTCCAACAGATTTGAGATCGGACAGGCCAAGGCAGGGAAGGAAGTCGGCGACATGGATAGTCCGGTTGCCGAAGCTCGCGCCGCCATGGAGTTCGCGCGCAGTGTGCCGAAAACTGTCGCCATACCTGACGACTACCAGTCTCTCTCTCTCAAGGGGCTCAAGGCCCTAACGAGAGAGTTTTCGGATGTCCCCGTTATCACGAAAGAGCAGGCGTTCGAGTTGATCGGCGAGTACAAAGCGCAGTTCTAGGTTTTAGCGACGGAGTTGTGCCATGACAATGAGTTTGCTCGAAATATGCACAGAAGCGTTAGAAGAGATCGGCGTGGACCCTCCATCGGCGATCTCTTCAGGCGATGATCTTGGCCGGCAGCTTTTGGCCTTGGCCAATTCCACAGGACGCAACTTGGCAATGCGTGGTGACTGGGAAGACCTGAAAACGGAAGGCACGTTTACATCTCTGGCAACGGAGTTGCAGTTTTCCTTTTCGGCCAGCTTCCCGCACTACAGAAAAATTCTGCCGCATACGATGTGGAATCGGTCGCGACAAGAGCCATTGATCGGTCCCCTTTCTTCTCAAGCGTGGCAGCGCATTAAGAGTGATTCGTTCACGCCTGTTTTTCCGACGTACTACATCCGCGCCGGCAAGCTTTATTTCCCTGGCGAGCCCACGGCTGGCGAGGAGATCTACTTTGAGTACCTGGACAAGCGATGGTGCAGCTCGTCTGACGGGGTGACTCTCAAAGAAAGAATGACGGCAGACACAGACATTCCCCTTATCGATGACCATGCGCTTGTTTTGGGTATTCGGTGGAGATTTCTGCAGCGGAAGGGTCTCGAGTACGGAGAGACTTTCCGCGAGTTTGAAGACTGGGTTGCTGAGCGGCTAGGTGCTGACACGCCAAGCGAAACGCTTAGCATGAATCCGCGAAGCCGAAGAGGTTACTCGGCTGGCGGCGAAGGAAGCTGGTTCCAAAACAACGGCCTGACATGGGACGCAACAACGCTCTCGTGGGGATAACCTGAGAAGGATTTAAGACATGAACGCAGATCCACAAATGATGGCCCAATTACTAGCGGACGGCGGCGGGGCCTCCCCTAGTAACGCAGGCGGAGCGCCTCCACCCTCGGGCGCTCCGCCTGCACAAATGCCTCCTGAAGCTGCGATGCAGATTTTGCAGCAGGCTGGCATTACCCCGGAGGCGGTGCAGGCGCTTGCTCAGCCTGAAGTACAGCAGGCGCTCATGACGATGGCGCAGGCTCAAGGTGGCGGCGGCGGTATGCCACCGGGCGGGCCACCTCCGGGCGGCATGCCTCCTGGCGCGATGTAACACGGTAAATAAGGAAGCGCGCGCGATGGTGAGACGAAACCCAGTGCAGTCAAGCGGCCAGTCTCGCCGTCGCATGCCGATCCAAGAGAACAGAGGCTCTCGCGTTTCTCATTCGATGTCCATGCCCCCCCCGGTAAATGGCTGGAATGCGAAAGACGCCATATCAAGCATGCGGCCTACGGATGCGGTTTGGCTAAGAAATTGGTTCCCGACGCAATCGAGCTGCGTTGTGAGGCCCGGTTTTTCGTCTCACTGCAACACGACTGAAGCCGCGGCTATTCTGCAGGTAGTCCCGTTCGAGTACGCAGCGTCGTCGAAGCTTTTGCTATGCACAGCAACGAAGATCATTGACGGGACGACAAGCACGCCCACTGCGCTCGCGACAGGCCTGACAAACGGCTACTGGTCCTTTGACTACTTAGGCGGCTTGGTCTTCTTGGCGAACGGCGCTGATGTAGTTAAAAGCTACAACGGCACAGCGATAGCTAACCCTGCATTTACAGGCGTAACGCTTACCAATCTCAACCAAGTCAGCACTTACAAATCGCGGGTGTATTTCGTCCAGAAAAACACCCAGTCAATGTGGTACGGCGGCGTTGCTGCTGTAGCTGGGGCCCTGACTGAATTTAACTTTTCTACCGTGGCTTCGGTACGCGGCAATCTTGTGTTTACAACGCACTTAAAAGGAGATGGCGGCGATGGTGGGAATGATGATGTTTTTGTTGCTGTCTTCGCTGATGGCGATGTTCTTACATACGCGGGCAGCAACCCCGGAGATGCAACGGACTGGGCGCTAATTGGGCACTACCGAATTGGGCGCCCTCTCTCTCGGCTGGGCTTTGCGGCCGCGAATGACAATGTCTACATCATAACGGATCGCGGTTATGAGCGGCTATCAGAAGTGGTTAAGTATGGCGACAGTACACCTCAAAGGGCGCTGTTGTCATACGGCATACAGAAGGCCGTCTCTGAGTCTGTGCAGTCGATCGGCGCGACGGATGATTGGCGCATCAACATTTATCAGCGTGGCCAGATGCTGATCGTTACAGTTCCTGTTGCCGCGACGCTCATTAGGTACCACGTCCAAAATATAAACACAGGTGCGTGGTGCGAATTTCGAGATATCAACGCGCGGTCTTGGGGGTTGCTTGGCGGCAACGCTTATTTTGGGCATTCCAGCAACGGCATCGCCTACGCATTTGACGACGGGAGCGTGGCTGACGCGGGCGCGTCAATAAGAGCTGACGCACACCCAGCATGGAGCGACCTGCGGTATTCGTCTCGCAACAAAAGCGTGCAGCTCATTCAGCCGTTTTTCTTTGCGAACTACTATCCAGCCCTAAGCATTAACGCCGCATCTGACTACGACAATATCGGGCTCGCGTCATTCTCGACTGCGGGGAATCCAACTGGAACTATCTGGAACGCAGATACGTCAACGTGGGATTCCGCAAGCTGGCCAGATCCGTTTTCGTCTCAGGTAAAGTGGTACAGTAGGAATGCGATTGGAACCAAAATAGCTTTTCGAGTTGCAATCGACACTAATCCCGCAGGAAGCAGTGTCGAGTGGAACGAAACGCGCATTATCTACACCACTGGAGGGTACTTATGAGCGACATCAGAATTGTGACGGACCCCGTTGTTTCGTCCGACTTGCTGGCCGAATGGGCGCTTGAGCGCCTTAAAGATCCAGACATCAAGACGCCTCACGACCTCGGCCCATTCCGCGCTTTTGGCGTCATGCGGATGACCGACGCAGAGCCTGTTCCCCTTGCTGTTGTTATATACAACTCGTTCCGCCAAATGACCCACGGCAATGACATGCGTGTTATCATTGTGGCGGAAAGCCCTTCTTGGTGCCTCCGCGGAGTATTGCGAGAGCTCTTTAGCTACCCCTTTGTTACAGCAGGCTGCGAACGTCTAACTGCTGTGATCAAAGACGGAAATAGCCAGTCGCTCAAGCTTTGTCGCGGCCTTGGCTTTATCAAAGAAGGCGTACTACGTAGAGCATACGACGGAAAGACGAACGCTGTTTTGCTCTCAATGCTGAAAAAAGAATGCACATGGCTCAAGGGCCAGCCAGCAGAGAGAGAGAATAATGGGCAAGAAAGGCGGGTCTTCGCCACCACCGGCTCCAGATCCATTCAAGACAGCGCAAGCTCAGGGCCAGATGAACAAAGAGGCCCTGCGCGAAAGCGCAAAAATAAACAGCGTCAACACCTTCACGCCAACGGGTAGCGTTACTTACGACCGCGACGAAAACGGCGTTCCGACATCTCAGTATGTCAATGTTTCGAACACGGCTAATGACACCATCCGAAGACAAGAGGGAATTGGCAACGATTTAACTCAGTACGCCGGCATGCGCGTTATGGGCATCCCGACATCTGACTTCAACATCGGCCAGGCACCTTACGGCTCGGATCGCGCTCAGCAGCTTATTGGCGGCTATCAGCAGTACGGCGACCAGCGCAGTGACACGCCGTATGACCCGCGCGATTATGGCGATCTGAAGCAGTACGACAACCGCGTTCAGGACGCCTACATGGCGCAGCAGGAGCGGTCGCTTCGTCCTCAGTTTGAAAGGCAGTATGAGCGGCAGCAGCAGGACTTGGCTAACCGTGGGCTTCCCGTTGGCGGCGAGGCGTACAACAAGGCGACGGAAGAGCTCAACCGCAACCAAAGCGACGCGTGGCTGAACGCGACGAACCAGGCGATCATGGCGGGCGGACAAGAGTCCGACCGGCAACGTTCTGCCGAGCAAGGCCTGCGCGGCACGGCCATGGCAGAGGGCCTGCAAACGCACCAACAAGGGCAGGCGGACACGTCCAACCAGCTCCAGGCTGAGCAGACATACCGTGGGCAAAACATCAACGAGGACGTTATGGCACGCAGCCAGAACGTCAACGAGATCGCCATGCTTCTCGGGCAGACACCTGCGCTCAATGTACCGTCAGCCAATGCGCCGACAAACTACCAACTGCAAGCCCCGGACTTCATGGGCGCCACGTATCAATCGTACAACGGACAGATGCAGGCGTACAATGCTCAGCAGGCTCAGAAGGGGTCAGCATGGCAGGGCGCTGCGAACATCGCGAGCGGGATTGGATCGATGGCCTTTAAGTCATCGAAGACATTCAAGCACGCTGATGGGCCAGTGGAGCGCACGCTTGATCGTCTGCGTGATATCCCGATCAGAACGTGGAAGTACCGGCACAACATCGACCCTCGTCAAGAGGTTCACATCGGGCCTTACGCCGAGGATTGGAAGCGCATTCTTGGGCTTGGCAATGGCAAGGAGATTGCTGTTCAGGACGCATTCGGCGTCGCATTAAAGTGCATCCAAGAGCTGCACGATGAAATGGATGGCCTACGTGGTGAAATTGCCGCGATCAAGAAGGGTCGGCGCAAATGAACCCCCCTATCCCAGTGGCTGGAATTGGCACAGGTAAAGGGGCAGGCCCGC